GGCCCATTGAAAAGAAAATGGATTAAAAAATATATTGATATGTGTTATAAAATAATGAGAAAGTATAAACCACAAATCAAACGACACATATTAAGACAAAAAGATAAAGGTTCAGAATACGGGTGGAATGAAATCATTGTAAATCAAATTAAAGTTAAAGATATATTTTTATTAGATAGAGAAAATTATCCAAAGACAAGAGAAGCAGCTGAAAAACTTGCAACAGGAACACTTACCATAGGTTCGCCAGCAAAATTTAGAAAATGGTATCAAGAACGAGGTGGTATTATTAATGAAGGGTTTGGAAGTTCAGAACTTTTATCTAAACAGGAAAAGAAAAAATTTGAAAAAGAAAGAACAGAAAATGCAGAAGTTTTAGGTTACGAATTAACAGGCACAAAAGATATAAAAGAAGCAAAAAGAATTCCAAGAAAGAAAGGACAGCATAGGGGTTCATCAAGTCACTCAGATTTATACACAGATGAAAATCCAAAAGGAACAATACACGGACTAAAGTTTGCTACCGTTAAAGACGCAAAAGCATCAGTAAGTAAAATAAAAGGTAGTGGTAAGTCTCACGCTCATAAAATACAAGCAGCAGTTGCTATGGAACAACGAGCAAGAGAAATGGGTAAGACATCCGAGGCAGCAGTCTATCGTGCTTACATCAATCAGATGAAAAAGAAAACTAAAAAGAAAAATGAAGGTTTCTTCGGTTTAGGTGCAGGAGATGTTCCTTCACCAAGTCGTAAAATGGTTAAGAAAATGAAAAAGAAAGGAAATACATCAGTTCCTTATGGTAGTGGATATAAAAAAGTAAACGAACAAAAAGAAGTTAAAAAAGTAGTAGTGATTTATCCAGGTCGTTTCCAACCATTTGGCCCACATCACAAAAAAGTATTTGACGCATTATCAAAAAGATTTGATGAAGCTTACATCACTACATCAGATATACAACAACCACCAAGACATCCAATGAACTTTAATGAAAAAGTAAAACATATGGTTAAAATGGGTGTTCCAAAAAATAAAATTATAAAAGAAAGAGTTCCTTATGTTGCAAATAATGTATTGAAAAAGTTTGGAAAAGACACAGCCATTGTCTACGCAGTTGGTAGAAAAGATAGAGGTCGTTTTCAAATGGGTAAAAAGAAAAAGGGTGGATTAACTTATTATCAAGATTTTAAAAAGAATATTAAAAATTTAAAAGGATATGAAACACACGGATATATTTATGAGGCACCACACGTTAAAGTTAGTGGTATATCAAGTGGAACAGAAATCAGAAATCTATTAGGTAATCCAAAATTAGATGAGAAGAGAAGAGAGAAAGTTTTTAAACAAACATTCGGATACTTTGATAAAAAAACTTATGAAATGATGACTTCAAGATTTAAAAAATTATTTGAATTTTTTCAACAACCACAAATAAAAAATATTATAAAAGAAGTAAGTGGTTTCGGAAGTCATTTCAATGCCAGTGATATGTCAGACGAAGGTATGTATGATTTCTTTGGTTCGTTGGATGATTATTATAGAGTATCACCAGAACACGCAGAAATATTAGGTTGGGAATTAGTTGACTTCCCAATCAAAGATTCAGAGTATATGGCATTTACGATTGAAACAGATGATTATGAAAGTGATAGAGCAAAAACCGTAACATATGGAAAAACAATTAATCAAGATAGAAAAAATACTGAAAGTGTAAAAAATCCATTTCCAAAATATAAAGAACGAATGAAAAGAAATTTAGAAACATTGAATTGGGAAATTGTAAAATTCTTTGGAGAGAAAAAGTATAAGAATTGGAAAGGTTGGGATGAATCACCATCAATAGAAAAAAGTGATGTCAAAAAAGGTATTGACCACATTAAGAAAATTCAAGAAGAATTTGCACAAGAAGTCAACTTATTAATTGAAGGTGGAGCATACGGACATATGAATCATCCATTTGATGATAATAATTTGATGTTTTCAGATTTGAAGAACATAATTATTAATGGATTGGCAGGAAAACTAAATCGTGAAGATAGAGTTTCAGAAAAACTCGATGGACAAAACCTAATGGTAAGTTGGGTGGACGGAAAGTTAAAAGCAGCCAGAAATAAAGGACACCTAAAAAATAAAGGCAAAACTGCACCAACAACTGCAGGTATCGCTAATATGTTTAGTGGTAGAGGAGAAATTAAGAAAGCTTTTGTAGGTGCGATGAGAGATTTAGAAAAAGCAATTGGTAGTTTATCCAATGCACAAAAAACAAAAATATTTGGTAATGGAACCAAATGGATGAATTTAGAGGTTATATATCCACAAACAGCAAATGTGATTGATTATGATGTTGCAGAAATAGTATTTCACGGAACTACTGAATATGATGATAGTGGTAGGGCAAAAGGATACTCAAAAGAAGCAGCTCGTATGTTACAAGGTATGATACAACAAATAAATCAAAATATACAAAAAACATTTAAAATTAGTAGACCTAATTTCTTAAAGTTAAATAAAGTTCAAGACTTTGGTAAAAAGAAATCAACTTATTTAAGTCGTTTGAACAAATTACAATCACAATATGGTTTAAAAGATAATGACAAGTTAGGTATGTATCACGAATCATTTTGGAAAGAGTATGTTTTTAATGCAAGCAAACAATTTAAAGTCAATTTAACATCAGACCAATTTGTTAAGTTAGTTAATCGTTGGGCATATTTTGATAAATCTTATAAGATATCAGAAATTAAGAAAGATTTTTCAGAAAGTCAAGACTTTTTAAATTGGATATTAAAAACAGACAAACTTGACCACAATAAAATGTTTAAGGATAATATTAAACCATTTGAAATATTATTTTTTCAAGTAGGAGCAGAAATACTAAGAAACATACAAGGGTTTTTAGCAGTATCACCTGATAAAGCAGTTCAAAAAATTAGACAAGATATATTAAGTGCATTAAAGGATTTACAAAAACCTGATAATGTAGAAAAATTACAAAAACTAAAAATACAATTAGAAAAATTAGAAGCTATCGGTGGAACAAGTGCAGTAGTCCCGAGTGAAGGCTTGGTTTTCAAATACAAAGGAAACATATATAAATTCACAGGAGCATATGCACCAATCAATCAAATACTTGGTAGTTTAAGATTTTAAGGAGTTATAATGGCAGGATATAGTAAAGAAGCAGAAAGACAGAATAAAGCATTAAAAGATTTAATGCAAGGTAGAGAATATGAAAAAGATTACGCTCAAGTAGGATATGAAGGTAAGGAAGAAAACCTTGGTGGTAAAACAAGAGAGTCAGAACTAAGTGAAGTAATGCAGAAAGCAAGAATGCCTTGGTTTTGTCCTAAATGTCAAAAAGCAATGAAGAAAAGACTTGATGATAAGTTTTGGAGATTAATGGGACATTGTTTTGATTGTCAAATAGATTTTGAGAACAAACTTAGAGTTAAAGGTGAGTTTGACAATTATGCAGAGAAAAAGATGTTAGAAAATCAAAAGTCATATTTGAAAGATTTAGAACAATCCATTGACGAATTTGAAAATACAGGTGGTAAAAAAACTTGGTTAAATAATGTAGGTGTAAATACACCAGAACTTGAAAAAGAAAAATGGGAAATGGGTGAACAAGAATTTGAAAAAAATATAAAAGACGCAAGAGATTTTATACGAGAGAAAAAAGAAATCGTAGAAAAAGCAGAACAACAACTAACAGGAGTATAATAATGGGTAATATCATACAAATCATAATGAATCTATTCTTTGGTGGTAATCAAAAGAAAGAAGTTAAAGAATTAGATAAAGCTATTAAAGTTAAAAATGATGAAGTAAAAGAACTTGAAAAAGAAGTAGAAGTTCTTGAATCTAAGAAAAAAGTTAACAAAAAAGAAGTAGCTAAATTAAAGAGAAAAGTAACCACTACTAAAAAGCAAATTGAAAAAGCTGGTGAAGCAGTAAAAGAAGATAATGCTGATGAAGCAGTAAAATTTTTGAAGAAATTTAGTAAGTAGTATATATTTATATATATGAGATATATTATATACATATTATTATTGGGAACATTGTTTTCTCAAGAAGTTGATGATACTAAAACCTACACTTTTACGGAAGAACAAGTTTTAGGATTTACCAATGCTATTAAAGAATTAGAACTAAAAGATAGTTTAAATGTTTCTTTAGTGGGTGATTTAGAATCACAACTAAAACTTTTTGAAGAAAACTCTGCAATAGATTCTATGTTGATTGCAAACAAAACAACTCAAATTAATCTACTAAAAGACACCAACAAACTTCTTGAACAAAAGGTAAAACTTGTAAGACCTAAATGGTATGAAAACAAATGGTTATACTTTACATATGGAGTTTTGATGACTGCTACTTCAGTTAAATTAGCAGGTCAAATAGTAGACTAATGGCAGAACAAATAAAAGAAGTAATCAAAAAAGAATATGTAAAATGTGCCAAGGACCCGGCATATTTTATGAGAAAGTATTGTTTGATACAACACCCGATTAAAGGTAAAATACCATTTGATTTGTATGACTTTCAAGACAAAACTGTTAGTGAATTTGTAGAAAATAGATTCAATATCATTTTGAAAGCAAGACAATTGGGGATATCAACATTAACAGCAGGTTATGCATTATGGATGATGACATTTCATCAAGATAAAAATATATTGGTTATTGCAACAAAACAAGATGTAGCAAAAAATTTAGTTACTAAAATTCGTGTTATGCACGCAAATTTACCAAGTTGGTTGAAACAACCTTGTGTAGAAGACAACAAATTAAACTTAAGATATAAGAATGGTTCACAGGTTAAAGCAGTGGCATCTTCAGTAGAAGCATCTCGTTCAGAAGCTCTATCTTTATTGATATTGGACGAAGCAGCATTTATTGAAAAAATTGACACAATATGGACAGCAGCACAATCTACACTAACAACTGGTGGTCAATGTATAGCATTATCAACACCTAATGGTGTGGGTAATTGGTTTCACAAAACTTGGGTAGAAGCTGAAGAAGGTCGTGGTTTATTTAACTTTATTAAACTTCATTGGACGGTTCATCCAGATAGAGGAGATGAATGGAGAAAGGAACAAGATACTTTATTGGGCCCGAGTGGAGCAGCTCAAGAGTGTGATTGTGACTTCCTAACATCTGGTACTGGTGTGATTGACGCAGTTTTGTTAGAAAACTTAAGGGAAAGAAGTTGTAAAGACCCAATGGAAAAAAGAGGTATTGATAATAATTGTTGGGTTTGGGAACCACCAAATTATACAAAGAACTATATTGTATGTGCAGATGTTGGTCGTGGTGATAGTGCAGACTATTCTGCTTTTCACGTGATTGATGTTGAGAACTTAGAACAAGTAGCAGAATACAAAGGTAGAATAAATACCAAAGATTTTGGAAATATGTTGGTTTCTATATCAACAGAATATAATGATGCGATACTTATTATAGAGAATAATAATATTGGTTGGGCAACAATCCAACAAGTAATAGATAGGGATTATCCTAATCTATTTTATACAAGTAAAGACTTACAATATGTTGATGTTCAACACCAATTGAACAATAGAATTAACAGACAAGAAAGGAATATGGTCGCTGGTTTTTCAACGACTTCT